CCTTCGTTTTTACTTGGCCTGAATACGGCATTGATCAAATGGTTATGCGCGCCAAGCGTCCGAACTTCGGCACGCTTCAAAGCGGTTCAATATCAATAAGTGCGGTTCAGGATGAATTTTCGCTAGATACGACTGTTGTTAGCGCGCCGCCGATTTCAGGTTATGTTCCGACAACGCTTGCCCCGGTTGACATTTCGACCTTTTATATTTTCGAACTTCCTGCTTTCCTCGATTATAAATCTAGCTTGGGAACGCGCGTCGGTTATACTCGCTTCGCTTCATTCGTGCTTGCGCCTTCGTCATATACGCTTGGATACAACGCATACATTGAAGAAACGCCAGACGACGTTGAAGTTTTGTCGTTGGCGCCTTACACGCCTAACGCAAAGCTTGCGGGGCCGCTTGGGCGCTTTGACGGCTTTGCGACAGGCATTGTCGGCGCAATCACAATCAAGGAAGTTTCGGACGTTGCAGCGCTCGCCCTAGGGGATAGCGAACGCCAAGGTGGCGGTTTGATCGTCATCGGTAACGAAATTCTTTCGTATTCGTCTTCGACTGATAACGGGGACAGCACGTTTGACTTAAACGACGTTCGCCGGGCGATGATCGATACCGGATGGTTTGCCCACAATACAGACGATCGCGTTTGGTTCTTCAACGGGGCTGAAGGCTTCTTTGAAAGCGACACGCTAACCGGCGATACGGCGAACGTATATTTCATCGATCGGACTGCCACGGGCCGCAGCGCCGTTGCCGATGCCACGGTGACGCCACAAACGGCCCTGGGAAGGGTAGAACGGGTTATCGCGCCCGATTGGGCAACTGCCGACGGGGACCGCACCCCTTGGCAGATTTTCGACCCTGGGGACGTGGTTTCGATCGATGCTCGCGCCCGCTCGCGCTTGGACCTTACCGAACTATGGTTTGAAGACGACGCGGCGTCGACGGCTGAAGCTGGCACGACTTATCGCATATCGTTCGAAGTCGAAGGCGTGACGACGGTTGTTGCCGACGACGAAGCTTTGCCGTATAACTTGACGATCACGGAAGACATGGGCGGCGACTGCATTATCCATGTCGAAGCCAAAAAAGGCGGCTTGTATTCGATCGCATCAACCCCGATGCCAATTTTCGTAAATAGCGCGGCTTTGATCATAGACGGTGAAATTGTTCGCATCGATGGCGAAAGGATTGATTTCTAATGACCGAACTTACAACCGCAACCGCCCTTGATATTCTTGAAGACGGCGACCTTATCGCAGTTCGCAAGGCGGGCGCGACGGGCGTTAAGAAAGGAACCGCAAGCCAACTTCGCGACTATATCCTTTCAAACCTGAAATGGAAAAACCCTGTTCGCGCCAAGACGACGGCGGCACTCGCTGCAAACACTTACGCGAACGGCACAAGCGGCGTAGGCGCAACGCTAACCGGAAATGCGAACGGGGCACTTGCCGCGCAAGACGGCGTAACGCTGGTTGCAAACGATCGCTTGCTTGTCGCGGACGAAGGAACCGGATCACACAACGGTATTTACACCGTAACTCAAGTTGGCGACGGTTCGCACCCTTACATCTTAACGCGTGCTGCCGATGCCGATCAAGCGAGCGAACTTGTTAGCGCCGCCGTGAAGGTTAGCGAAGGTTCTACCCAGGCGGACAACGAATATTCTTGCACGACGGATGGCCCGTTGACGATCGGCACAACCGCGCTTGTGTGGAGCGTCTTGTCTAGCGGCGGAAGCTTGGCAAGCACGACCGAACAGCTTACCGGAACCGACGCTTCGAAAAGGTCGACGCCCGACAGCGTTGCAGCATTGTGGGAAAAGGGCGCCGACATTGCCAGTTCAGGTACGCTTACCGTAGGCGAAGGCGGTTATTTTCATATCACCGGCACGACGGCGATTACCGCGCTCGCGTTGTCGGTCGATAAGGCCGGGCGCAAGGTTTGGCTGAAGTTCGACGGCTCTTTGACCCTAACGCATAATGCGACAAGCTTGATCCTTCCAACGGGCGCGAACATCGCGACGGCGGCAGGGGATATTGCGGGCTTCGTTTCCGAAGGTTCGGGCAATTTCCGTTGTTTCGTTTATCAGCGGTCGGACGGCACGGCGTTAGCTTCGTCCGGTGGAGGCGGTTCCGCACTCACGTTTAAGGACGAAGGTACGAACCTTGACACGGCGGTTACGTCGATCGACTTTGTTGGCGCGGGCGTCACTGCCACAAATTCAGGCCATGCGGTTACCGTAACGATTTCGGGCGGCGGTAGTAGCGATATGGTCCTTCTACAGACAGTCACTGTAAGTAGCCCCGTCGCATCTGTAGCCCTAACCGCGTTCGATAATTCGACATATCGTAGTTACAAGATAATTGTAGAGAATATTGGTAGTAGCGCCTCTGATTTTGTCAGAGCGCAGCTATCTACTAATGGCGGTTCGACTTGGGATACGGCTTCTAACTATGTAACGGCTTGCCAATATTTTGGAACCGACGGCACGTCAGCGAATGATCACAAGGCCGCCACGACTTCGTTTAAGATTTCACCAATGGGAACTACTAACGACAGTTACGAATTTGAAATGAGCCTAAACGGAATAGCAGGGGCAAAGAAGAAGCTGATGCATGTAGAGAGCGTCATTATCTCTTCCGGTGACCTTGTATATACCGCTAGAAGTGCTCTAGGTTGGAAGTCAACTTCTTCGCCGAATGCTATAAAGTTCTTCCAAGAGTCTGCCTCCAATTTTACGGCGGGCGTTTTCAAACTTTTTGGTCTGAAGTAATTTTAAAGAACGCGTTAAAACAATCCGCCTTGTTTCGTCGAACCGAAGTACCCTAGATCACCAAGCATTCCGAAAGCCCGATCGATATAATATTCATATGCGATATCGGTCGGGCATTCGTCGGGCAGTTCCATAAGAGGGCAAGCGCCTTCAGAATTCGGAACCTTGTTGCCGGTTGCGATATAGTTGATTACGCCTTGCACGCCTTGAGCATAGTACCAACGAATTGTTTTGCCTAGAAAATAGCCGTCTTTATGCGCCCCGCCTCGCACGTTGCGAACGACGACGAAGCGGCGGATATCCTGGCACGCGCGAACCGTCTTTTCGATCGGCGTTCCCTTCGACAAGAAAGCCTGCACCGCGTCCGAACATATTAACGCTTCGGGGTTTTTCGACATTGCGGAATTTTGGGCCGAACCGCGTTCGGAATACGCGCCCTTTGCCTTCGTCGAACCGTCTTCCTTGATCGCGATATAATTGTTCACGTCGCGCGAGTAAACGGCGGCGTAACGCGTTTCTTCAGTCTGAAGCGACGTTATGCGCTCCCATTCGGCGATAACAGCGCCTAAGATATTGGCCATGTGCTTGGGGCACTTGATAATAACGCCATCGGTATTAGCCGACACGATCGGAATTCCTGCCGCTTCGATCATTTCGATTAGCTTTAGGATAACAAGCTGGCCCGTTATCGTAACCTGAATTAGAAGATCGGGCGAAAAGATCGACGAATAAAATGATCCAAGTTTGCCGAAGATGCCGTTAATCGCGATCTTCAATCCGGCTTCTAACTTGTCCTTCAGCTTCTTTAGTTCCATTCGACGAAGCACAAGCCCATCGCGGAAGATTTCAATAAACAACTTGCCGATGTGCTTCGGGAAGAAACCTGAATTGATAATAAGCCAAGGGTAGAACGACGTTACGTCGCGGTCGATTAGATCGGTTTCGTCGTCCGCTTTATGGACTGCCGTCTTCTCGCTCGAATGAAGCCCGCCCATGCCCATTTTATAGACGCAAGAGCCGATCCGAATTGACAGCTTGGACAGGGCTTCAGGCATGACCGGGGCGCCGCTGCCGTCCAGCCTGAAGGGGACAGCCTGGACAATCCACAAGGCTTCCTGAAGCTGCGGATTATCGAACGACAGGTATTCCGGCGGCTGATAATAGAATTCGTAATCGTCCGGCAAATCGGGCTTCTTCGGCGAGAAGCCGCGCGCTTCGCGTATCTTCGCGTTAATGAACGCTTCGCCTACTTGGGCATCGGATTTCGAACGAATGTCCTGATTGATTTCGGCGCCCAACCGCTCGCGCAATTCAACATGCGGCTTTAACCCGTATGTGGGGTGCGAGTATAAAAGTTCGGTATTGTCAAGATCGTTAAAACAATAATCTCGCGTATCGATCACGTCTTGCGGCGACAAATCCGAATGCGGATCGATCGGCAATTCCTG